GTGAAAGACTATTTTAATTAAATTATGAGTATTATATTATGGGAAAAAGAAGTGAATTTAAACTTAGAAAAAATGATTTCTATCCAACACCAATGGAAGCGGTTAAACCTCTAATTCCATTTTTACCAAAAGAAAAATTTAAGTTTTACGAACCATGCGCCGGTGATGGAAGACTTGTAACTCATTTACAAGCTCTATCTCAGGGTATTTCTGCTGGCCATACAGATATCGACCCACAATGTGATTGGGTTGGCCAAAAAAATGCATTTGATGTACATTGTAGAGGTATAGATTACGTTATAACAAATCCACCTTGGACTAGGCAAATATTACATCCTATGATTATGCACTTTTGTAAACAAGTTCCTACTTGGTTCTTGTTTGACGCTGATTGGATGCATACAAAACAAGCAGTTCCGTACTTGACAAAATTAAAAAAAGTTGTTAGTATAGGAAGAGTTAAATGGATAGAAGATAGTAAACATACTGGTAAAGACAATTCCTGTTGGTATTTGTTTTACGATTGTGGTGGAGATACTAAATTTTACCCAAACCCTAAATGGAGATAATATGTCAAATAAAGTAGATTTAAATAAGTATATGGATTTTGTAGAAGAAGTTACAAGTTCAGATTCAAATGATTATGGTACATTTATGAACCGACTTGGTCATATAAGTGTCGAAAGTCAATTCTCAGTTAATCCATCTCTTTTACTTACTGGTGCTGTTGGTATTTCCAGTGAAGCTGGTGAATTTGCAGAAATCGTCAAGAAAATGATGTTTCAAGGTAAAGAGTGTACAGATGATACAATATTACATATGAAGAAAGAATTAGGCGATATTGCGTGGTACTGGATCAATGCATGTCGTGCAATCGGAGCCGATCCAAACGAAGTTATCTCAATGAATGTAGATAAACTCAAGGCTAGATACCCTGGCGGCGAATTTAATGTATTAAATTCAGAAAATCGTGCAGATGGCGACATTTAACTGAAAAAATGTTTATAAATAATATTATGGGTTGCCTGATGGGGCTCATAATACAACCTTGCTTTAACAGGAGGAAATAACATGGTTAGGTTTACAACACAGAACTTCGATCCTTTTCTACGTAGTAGTATCGGCTTCGACAATCTATTCACACAAATTGCAGATGTGAATAGCACCAAAACTCAAAATTATCCACCATATAATATCATTAAGAAAAGTGATGAAAATTATGTGATCGAATTAGCAGTTTCTGGATTTTCTATTAACGATTTAATGATTGAATTAAAAGAAAATATATTAAAAGTAACTGGCGAAAAAGATGAAATGGATAGAGATTATATCCACAAGGGTATCGGTGCAAGAAGTTTCGAAAGAAAATTCACTCTCGCTGCTGACCTAGTAGTTCAGGATGCTGAAATTATTGATGGTATTCTAGTTATTAATTTGGAACTTATTATTCCAGATCATAAGAAAGCTAGAACAATTGACATTGGCCAACCAAAAAAGTCAAAAAAGAAACAGTTTTTGACAGAATAAATAACTATATGGTGGGGGGAAACCTCCACCACTTACAATTAAATAAGGTGATTAATATGGATACGAATGAACAAATTATTGCAATAGTAGAGCAATATAAGTTAGAAAACGAAAAGTTTTCAACTGGAAACAAATCCGCTGGAATTAGAACAAGAAAGGCCTTGATGGAATTAATCAAGCTTGCAAAAACTCGTCGAGGTGAAATTCAAGAAGAAAAAGAATGGATTGCTAAATAATGTCTGAACCAGTGTACAGATATTCTCGTAATGAAACTGGATTGCAAATGCATCCAGCATTACCCAACACAGAAATAATGCAAAACATTATGAATAATAATAAATTAATGATGTCAGAATACTCAGATGTTATTGTTAAAAAAACTATTGATATGGAGTGGAAATATTTGGAAAGACGTATTATAAAATGGTTGGGTGATAATACGGAATCTAGAAAATTACAAACTGATATTAAAAAACATATCAAAATTGAAAAGAAATGGATAGCTAAAGGAGCTAAATTAAAAGATGCAGTTTAATTATGTACAAAGTCCTTTTATGAGGGCATTAATACGAAAGTATGAATTTCAAAGAGATGAGGCAGTTGCCAACTTGAATGTATACTTTACGAATCCAGCTGGAATAGCAGAACATAGTGATTTTATTGAGACTATGGATAAATGGATGACTCAACTGACTGATGCAGAAGGTAAATTGAAAAGTCTAGTTCAACACTTTGCTGCACAACCAGCACAACCAACNGAACCTTCAACAGAGGAAGNTTCCGAATGAGTTTGACAAAAACAAAAGTTCTTCGCCTTATATCGGGCGAGGAACTAATGGGTCATGTTGAAGAGACAACTGACACATATACAATTAAAGATGTATGTCAGGTTGCAACTTCCTATGCAGACCCAACTTCAGCAACTGCAAGGATAGGCCTTGCCCCATTTATGCCGTATACTAAAGCAAAAGATTCTATTGAACTGCAAAAAACTATGGTAGTTTTTGTTTTAGAACCAGTGAATGAGTTAATGAACGAATACAGTAAAGTTTTTGGTAGTGGTCTAGTACTACCAGCAACTGCTGATGCTAACACACTAAAAAAGGCGAAAGCCGCACCATCAACAGGTAATACAGCTTTTGTTAAAATGTAACTTGACATTTTAGTATCAATATGTTATTATATATTATGTTTATCCGAGGTTTGAATGAAGTTTTATACGAATGTGCAATGTATTGGCAATAAAATACTATTAAGAGAATATGATAATGGACAACGCAAAGAAGTTAGATTAGATTATTCTCCAACTCTTTTTGTAAATAGATCAAAAAGTAATATTCCACCAAAGCACATGTCTTTGTTTGGAGAAAATCTCTGGCCTATTAAACAGGGTAGTATCAGAGATGCAAGAGAATTCTTAAAAAAATATCAACACATAGATGATATGAAAATTTATGGTCATACTCAGTTTATATATCCATATATTTCTGATACATATGATACTGAAATAGAATACGATGCATCTAAAGTTAACATTTGTAATATAGATATCGAGGTTGAATGTGAACAGGGGTTTCCAGAACCTGTGGCCGCAATAGAACGTGTTAATGCTATCACTATGAAAATGAATGGTAAGTATACTGTTCTTGGTCTTGGTGATTGGGAAAATACAGAAAATAATCCAGATATAAAATACTACAAATGTAGTGGTGAAATGGAACTTTTACGTAGTTTCTTAAATCTATTTACAGCTTCTAATATTGATATTATTACTGGTTGGAATGTCAATCAATTTGATATGACTTATTTGGTCAATCGAATGGAAAAAATACTTGGTGAAAGAGAAATGAAAACCTTATCACCTTGGGGTATTATTACTAGATTGGAAAAACCAATTAGAGGTGTGATGCAAACACAAGTATCTATCTGTGGCGTTTCTATCATTGACTATCTTGATTTATATCGCAAGTTTACATATATTACCAGAGAAAACTATAGACTTGATACTATTGCACAAGTTGAATTGGGTGAGGCTAAGTTAGATCACTCAGAGTTTGCAAATATGCATTTGTTCTATAAAATGGATTATCAGAAATATATTGACTATAATATTAAAGATGTTGCCTTAGTTGATAAACTCGAAGATAAATTAAAACTTATGGACTTATTAATAACTATTGCATACCAATCTAAAGTTAATTTTGACGAAGTATTTTCTCCTATTAAAGTATGGGATTCTATTGCATTCAATGAATTGCGTAAAAATAATATAGTCATTCCAAACAAAAATCATAATACTAAAAGTGAATCCTATGCTGGTGGATATGTTAAAGATCCAGAAGTTGGTAAACATGATTGGATTATGTCATTTGATTTGAATAGTCTGTATCCACATTTAATAATGCAGTATAATATCAGTCCAGAAACATTATATGAAGGTGATAGAGTACATACTTCTGTTGATGATTTATTAGAACAAAAAACTGATCTATCTACATTACAAAGAAATAATATGACAGTATGCCCAAGTGGTGTAATGTTTAATAAAGATAAACGTGGTTTCTTGCCTAAACTAATGCAAAAAATGTATGATGATAGAACACTATATAAAAAAGAAATGTTAAAGACTAAGCAAGAATTGATTGATGGTAAGGGTGATCCTAAAACTCTAGAAAATAAAATATCTCAATTAGACAACAAACAAATGGCCGCAAAGATTCTATTGAACTCTGCTTATGGTGCGTTAGGTAATCAGTATTTTAGATATTATGATATTAGACAGGCAGAATCTATTACACTATCTGGTCAACTTAGTATCCGTTGGATCGAAGAAAAGGTGAACGGATACCTAAATA